GTTGCTGAAAGTATTGTTCTATTCTCAGTTAATTGTAGCAATACGCCATCTCTTAATAATGATATTCTGACATAGTTAACATAATCAGGAGGTAATACCATCTTTAAGCTGTCATCTAAGTGTAATTCCAACACTTTAATGTTTCTTAATGCATCATAGTTTAATTCTTGAATAGCTCTCTTTGCATGAAACAAGACAGTATATCGCTCAACATTATTGACAAGTTTATCATTGCCAACATACATAAGCATGAAGTTGTTAACTATATCAGCAAGGCTAACGTATTGATATGAACCCCAATTCGTGTCCTCAGGTATTACACCATTGTTAGTATAATATTGATAGTTAGTAATGTATGCCATTTATTATTGTTTTTGTTGTATTTCTTGTAGTTCTTCAGTCTTAGCAGCTGCTATTACTTCTTGTTCTCTTATTGATACACCAGCGTATTGTAATATCTTAACAACCAAGTCAGAGAAGTCACTCATTGGCATTTCAAAATCTTGATAGTCAACAGCAGATGGATTAAATAATGGATCACCACCTACAGATGTATAGGTCCACTTAGGCTCTTTCGGATACCTTAAATAATGAGCATCAACACTAGCATTTATCGTATTAGGATAAACCATAAAGTTTGCTCTTGCTGTAGTTGTTCCATCATTATCCATTAATGTATAGACAGGGTAAGAAACCGATGGTGCAGTTAGATTTGATGCCAATAAATAAAGAGCTTTTTGATGACTAACTTTTTCTATTTCTTTGTTATTCAAAACTAATTTCTGAATAAAATAACTATCTGCCGGAGCTTCAAAATATGGAGATGTATAAGTCAATGTATCTACCTTATAAAAGGTATCCAAAACTTCAGATAGTTTTTTAGGAACATCAGAATAGCCTTCACCATGCATTCTTTGATTTTGCTTGATGATTGCATTGCTATATAGATAGATATATCGTTCAAACACTTCCAATTGTGCTTGCTTAGCATACAGATTGAATTCAAATGGAGTGATGTATCCTCGGTTGTCTTTTGCTAATATAGACAGAACTGTATTTCTAACTTCGTTTATCATACTTACAAAGATAAATAAAAAAAGGCACTTACAATAAGTGCCTCTTCCTTTCTAGTTTGATTGCTATTAAGCGATAGCAACAGATGTGATTAATTGCTGTGTAGCACCAACTAATGGTAATGCAGGTACGATAATAGCATCAGGATTTGAAGCTGCGCTATTAGCTAAAGCTAATGCATTAACAACTGCATAATGAGATGCGTAAGTAGCATCAGCAGTAGTAAATGTAATTGTAATTACATCAGCAGTAGCAACACCACCAATCGCAGTCAATACCAATGTAGCATTAGTTGGCATTGTAATTAAATAATCAGCATTTGCTGAAATCAACGCCTTTGGAAGTGCATCAGCAGCTCCAATCGTAAATTGTAAAAATTTTCTGTTCATCTTAAAACGTTTTAATTATTAATAACAACGCAAATATACTAATTATTTGATAATTTATCTTCTAAGAATTGATACAGTTCTATACCCTCATCTGATTGTAAATATGAAGCCAAAATAGAAGTAGCATTAGCACCATACGGAACTGTTAACAATTTCTTTTTATTTTCTTTTAAATTGAAATACATGTCTTTACCATGATTCTTCATTACTAAATAACCATCAGATATCGCTCTTGCAGCTATGTTATTTATTTTTAAAGATGGATCATTTACAGCTTCCAAGAAATCTTGCGGATATCTCTTTGCATACATCATCATATCTCTCTTTATTTCAGAACTGCTCATTTTATCAGCTCTTGAACCAATTAAAATTCTAGCAACAGCTTCTAATGTATTAAAATCATTTGCAGCCAAATCTCTAGCAGCCAACTGTGCATCAAGTTCAGAATACATTGATTGAATATCTTCCTCAGCATCTTTTTCGTTATCAAATTCAAAAAACTCACTACCATTACCAGGATGATAATATAAAAATTGTTGTAATACAGGATTTGTTTTAGGTACTGTTAAAATACCATCTTCAAATACAATTGGCTCAACTATTACATTTTGGTCTTGTTCTTCTTGAAAAGGACTTTTTGAATTACGAGCATAACGTAATGGGTGATTTGAGTTTGTTTCTTCACAATAATAAAGTAAACGTTGTCTTGGTGTATCCTTTGAAGCTATGTAATAAGACAAAGGTGACTGATTGTTTCTTAGAACGTATGTTCTGTCTTTCGGTTCGAGATTTACTCTCTTAATTTGTAACTTTTCCATTTTATATAATTTAAATTTTTAAAAAAATAGAGAGGGCTTTTACACCCTCTCTGTATTTATTCTTATCCTTTGAAGATAAAGAAGTTGTTAGCTCCAAGTGTACAAAGTGCTCTTTCAGATAAGAAATTAACTTCCATTGCATCTAAGTCACTAGTAGAAGCACCACCAGCAGAACCAGTCATCCAAGTTTTGTAACGACGATTCTCAGTCTCAGAAGCTCTGAATCGAACGTGTAAGAATGGACGTTTTGCGTTTTTACCAAGAACTTGATCATAAACTGTAGTTGTACCAGCAGGAACTAATACTCCATTAACAGCTCCACCAACTAGACCACCACGAAGAGTAGCATCGTTAAGATATTTCCAGTCAGTTTTGTAGAACTCATAACCTCTTCTGAATCCAGTGAATCCAAGGTTCAAAGCCATTTGCTCGCTGTTATCGAACAATCCATAAGATGTTCCACCAACTCCATAAGAGTTTTGAGCAGCTAACATATCATCGATATCAAAAGAGAATTGACGATTCAAGAACAATGCGTTCTCAGCAATAGCTCCTTGCTTGTCAAGACGTTGTACGATAGTATCAAAGTCAGCCAAAGCAGATGGATTACCACCAGACCAAACATTTCCTCTTGATTCAATAGCATTGAACATACCTTGAGTACCAGCGTTGTAAGGATTTGTAGATCCAGCAGGATAAGCACCAGAACCAAGTTGAGCAGCAGCACCTGAATTTACTTCAGCAGGAACACCTTCAACCATTGCCATTTCAAGATAATCTTCAAAACGTAGACGAGTTTCGTGCTCTGACTTCATGTACCATAAGTAACCTGTAGCACCGTTCTCAGTAGTTACCTCTACCCATCCGATTTGAGCCATATCAGATCCTGATACAACATACTTATCTTTGATGATAATAGGTTTGTTGTCAAAAATCAAATCTTGAGCTTCTAATGAACCTTGCATTCCAGCAGTTCCTTTTTTGAACTCAGAACCATAAACAAATGCAGTAAATGTAGCTCCTGTATCACCTGCTAAAATACCACCTGCATTATAAAATGCAACAGTAAATTGATCAGCATTTGGCAATGCAGTAATTACTCCTTTATAAGAAGAAGCAGCAGAAGCATTGTTAGATAAAAATACAGTTTGACCAATACGGAATACACAAGTTCCTGTACCAATATCAAAAGTAACAACGTCATCACCACCTGAAGCACCAACAGCTGTAACAGCAGTGTACTTAGTATGTAAACGACCTTGCTCTGCCCACTTAATCAAATCAGAGTTAGTAGGGATTTCAGCACCAACCATTCGCAAGAAAGATGCAATAGATCGGTTTCCATAACGCTCGAATTCTTGCTCGTAAGTATCAGGAAGATACTGACTTAAGAAGTCAAAGTTAGTGATGTAGTTTGTAGGCAATGTTGCCTTTACTGAGCTAGGTGTAATTGCAACACCAGGACTCGCTTGTAATGTTCCAGACATTTTTTTTAGTTTTTGTTTTTGTTTCTAATTACTAATCTGTTGCCACGATCATCATCTATAGCCGTAACTCTGAAACCTGGAGCTGGAGTAACTTGTGTTGCTTGTCGAGTCATGTCTATGTTTTTAGACTCTTTGGCAACATTGTTAACTGCATCTGCCATTCCCTTCTCGTAGAAGAACTTGGCAAACTTCTCTGGATTCGAAGCAACTGCAATAGCACGATGGAAAGATTCAGCATCCTTTAAGTAGCCTTCATCATTCAAGAACTTTGATACAAAGGTCTGAAGATTTGATTGCTCTTTTAGTAAGTCAGGTGTTTCTGCCGGTTTATAAACCACTTTCTTATTCTCATCCAAACTAAATCCGAAACCTTCGAACTTTTCAGAGAATAACTCAGAAGTCTTTTCAGCAAAATACTTTGACCTTTTCACCTGCTCTTCCTCAGCTTGAGTCGCAGCTTGTTTATAACTCTTATAAGCCTCATAGGTTTCTTTCTCTTCTTTAGGAACAAAAGATTCTCTTGACTCAAGAGGAACTTTGTACTGTTCTTTCAAGCTGTTGAAATATTCCTTGGCTTTAGTGAGTTCTTTTTTCTTAGCCAACTGCTTCTTCTTAATTTCTTTCTCATCATCAAAGTCTGGGTCATATCCAAACTGAGTGTCAAGATCGAATTTGATATCTTCAACATCAAGATCTTTATCTTGATTCTTGCGATATTCAAAAAGCAATTGGTCCTGGTCCATTGAATCATAGTCCTTATTTAACTTTATAAAGTCTTCAATTCCACGACCAGTTTCTTTTTTATACTTCAAATAAGTAGCAACCTCAGGATCTAAATCATCATTACTTGAACGTTGTTCAAATAACTCATCAAGATTGCTAATCTCTTTGTTATATCTTTTTCCAATATATGAAAGAACTTTGTTGTCGTCTATCTCAATCTCTTGAGGTTCAACTACTACCTCATTTTGAGGTGGTGTTTCTTCAATTACTACTTTATCAACAGGTGGCTCTTCCGTAGATACAAAACCTGTCTTTTCTTCGTGTTCTTTTAGTAGCTGTTCTTCTACTTCGGCAACAGACTTTTCTTCAAACTCTACTGCTCTTACTTTAAATTCACCTTCCATTTTATTTGATTTATTTTTTACAAAGATAATAATTATATTTTATTACATATAAACTGCTAATAATGGCTAATATATTATGCAAAAGCATATAAATATGGCTCAAATAGCTAATATATTATACATGAATAAGTGCCAAAACAACGTTTTTTTTTGACGTTTTGGCTGCTATTCAGTTGCAAAAATTCATGCAAATAATCGGAAAAAACCCGATTAATCTGCATCTATATTATCATAAAACATAACATCTGAATCCTCAGTATGCCACTTGTCAAAACCTTCGCAGTTAAACCAAGTGTTGTTAACCAAATAGTCAGGCTTAGATGGGAACTCTTTTGTAACAAAAGATGGCTCATACCATCGAATCCTATTGTTTGGTTGTAATGCTATTTGACCGTTGTCAAGTAGTATAATATGATGTGACTTGTGTTCTAGTGGGTCTTCAGCTAATGTTATATCAGTATTTATATCATTAGATCCCCAATTAATTGTAGCATAATAAACCCCTTTATGCCACTGCCTATCTTTCATGTATACATCAACATTAGTGTCATACACATATGATAATTGTGTAAGTGTAAATCTATAGCTAAAACAATTCCATATCTGTAAATAATGGAAAGGTAAGTCAGGATCAGGCAACTCTGCTTCAGTCAATAAAGCATGACTAGGTAGCTTATCTCTCATAACGCCATTCTCAAGCAATACCTGAAATAATGCTGCCTGTCCAGGCATACATCTTACTGAAATAATTACACCTTCAGTAAACTCACCATGCCCTTTTTTAAATTGATACATATATTCATTCCTAACGAATACCTTCAAAGGAAAGAAATTATGTTCTATATATGCCATAAATTAAAGCTTATGTTTTGTCTTAACCTTTTTGGTTATAGGAAATGACAAGCTAACATCAACATTAGTTTCAGCTTGATAATCAGAACCTTTCGATCTAGTCACAGATACTGATAATGGACCTTTTGATACGGTAGCTCCTGCGCTTACATCATATCCACTTGTTGGCGATGCAACAAGACTTCCATAAGGTTTTACCTTTAATTTGCTATTTCTCATACTACTTTGGATTAAATGATTCTAAGTCAAAACCATCCAATGAATCTTCAGTACTTTCAAAGTTTAATGGAGGTAAATTATTTTTTCTTTGATTAATGAGCTCTGATTGTCTTGTTGCTTGAAGATCAACTCGCTTGTCTTTAGCTTCTTCTTTCTTCTCTTCACGCTTCATTAGATTATCAGTTTCAATACCTTTCAATTGCATATTATATTGGAACTCTTTATCCATCAATTGAGCTTTTATTGCTGCCTCTGCTTGCATTTGTTGAACAGCAAAATTCATTTCAGCTTCTCTTATTTGTATCTTAGATTGAGCTTCAAGTTGAACCAACTGAGCTTTAGATTCAGCAGCAGCTTGTTGAGATTGAATGTTGCTTTGCATCTGCATTTGGAATTGCATTTCTTGCTCCTTCTGCTTCTGCTCCATTCTCTTTCTTCTTTTCAATTTAAGTAATTCATTAGCTAACTTGATATTATTTACCATTCTAATATCAATAGCATCCTCAAGGTCAATTGTTTGTTGTTGAAGAGATACTTGAATATTTGCCTCAAGCATTTGTCTTTGTTCTTCATCTGGTGCTAACTCAATGAATATACCAAAGTCATGCAAATAAAGCTCCTTAATATCATCAAGAATAGCAACATTATACTTGCCTATCTGCATTGCAAACTCTTCAGCAAAGTCAGAGTACTCTAATATGTCAGCAATTCGTATTGATAAACACTCAGCTAGTTTCTTAGTCATATTAAGACCACCTTCTAATATGTGTCGAGTTGCTGTATTTGAATTCAATGCAGCTAACTTCTGAACACCAACTAAAGCATCAGGACTTGGTGTAGATCCATCGCGTACCTCATTAATGCCGGTAACATCACGTATCATGTTTAGATAGTGATTATAGCTGTTTATCAAAGCAGCCATTTTAGATTGACCACTATTTGAATTTAACTCTTGAATAGGAACTCGTGCGTTATTGAATTCACCATCTTGTGTGTAACTTCTACCAATAACACTACCTGTTTGGAAGTAAAGTTTTAATGCATCCTCTGGATTGTATGCAGCCCCTGTACCAAGATCAACTTCATTAATACCATCAGCATCAATGAATACACCATCTGGAACTACTCTAGCCATTACTTGCTGTAACTTCAAGTGTGTAAGTTGTATTTGATCAGCAAAAGGAATCATACGTCTAACCAATGACTCAGTGTTACCCTTATACATTCTAGGTGCAAATATCACATAGTTAGGAAGTGCTTTTTGAGTAGCTGACTTAGGTCGAACCATGTTCTTCATCATATCCCATTTCAATAAGATATTTGACCCACCAACTAATATACCTTCATACCAAACGTCACGAACAGCTTCTACTTTCTCAAACATCATTCCTTCCTCTACAGGAGGATTGAACGTATCGCTCTTTCTAATTACTCGCTCACCACCATTCTCAAGAATTTTTTTCTTCCATACAAATCTTTTTGTGGTCTTATAGTTAAAATAAAGTAATGTAACTACTTCATTTAAAAAAGCATCGTCTTGATAATTACGAATAATTGGAAAGTAACTATACCAAGCTGATGAAGCGTTTCTAATTTCTTTTAGTTGTTCATCAGTTAGATTTGGATTTATTTTTAAAAGCTCTGTATAATGTACCTGTTTAACCTCTCCAAAATAATAGCAATCTGAAAAATCATTCTCCTCAGTATAGCTATGAATAAAGTTAGCTGGGTCTACATAATCAACTTTCAATCCATCATTAACTAAAAATGTATGTCGAGCAACAGCTTTACCCAAAACAGTTAAATCGTAATCAATTAACTTTTTAAGTTTTGGATATTCATTCATTTTAAGAATCGTATCAATAGCAACCTCTTCAGCAATCTCAATAGATGGCTTATACTTCATTTGCATATATAACGATAGCTCTTCATCATTCTCAGGTAGCTCATCAGGGTTAACATTGAAAGCATCAATACCAAACTGTTCCTTGGTAACCTGCAAGAACTCCTTAGCTACCATGTCAGCCTCAATCATATCCTGGAATATGTTTTTCTTTTCAGCAGACATTACATCTTGAGCTTCGGCTTTAATTGTGAAAAGGCGATCATTCATTCCATTGACAACAATGTCAACGAATTTTGGTATAATAGGAATTGGAGTCCAGTCTAAATTCAACATAGACATATCTCCATTTACAGCTAATTCATCTTTATATTTTTGTACAGGCTGTTCACCTCTTGCATATAACCTTAATCGATGATATTCACCCCATTGATCATAGAACCGACATGTATTCGCTTTACGTTTAAACCACTCACCCTCAATTGACTTTGCAACTTTCAAACCATATTCTGTGGTAGCCTTTTCTTCATCACTAGCCATTTGGTTTGGAAAGGGTGATTGATAAATTACAACTGATAATTTCTCCATTATTTTAGTATTTCGCTTCTAATTCCACGATTGTCGTATTTTACAAATTTAATACTTATTTTCGATTCTTTTTTCTCTGTTTCAAATAAATGCTTACGTGTAGCCATTATTGCTAGACCTGAACTAATCGAAGCATCATGTTTTGTTCTATTATTTGGGTCAAATCTAGCCCAATCCTCTAAAGTTTTAGTAAAATACATAGAACCCATGCAGTCAGGATCTCTATATGTTCCTTCAGTATCAAGACCTACATACTCCTCAATATACGTCTCAATAGCTGATGCATGCGCTTGCCTAACGTCCTCGGATGAGTTAGGTATACCACCTATCTCTAATTCAGTCTTAGATAGCTTTGTTTTATGCTTGTCAGGTCTATTCATTGAAAACGCTCTATATCCCCTATTCTTAAAATGATACAATAACCTAGCCTTGTTATTCTCTGCTAATATAGGCATACCGTAAAATACGCAAGCCATTAATACATCTTCAAAAAATATTTCAGCAGTCTGAGGCCTTGCTATGTATTCCAAAAAGAACTCATTTGTAGGTGCTTCTTCCATATGAAACTTAGTCATTCCATGCAAAGCACCATTAGACCCTCCACCACCAACTACTCCTGATATATCATATGGGTCACATCCAAATGCTCCTAAATGCTCATTGCCTGGAAATTTCTTACCTCCTCTATTGATTACATTATTACGCAACCTGCTATTAGGTATCCATGAGACCAAAAACCTACCGTTCTTGTCAGGTGTCCAAATAACCTCACTATCTTTTACACCATTCTTCCAATGAAAGTAGCCTTTTGTCAACACTTGATCTTTAATCAAAGAGTCGTTATAGTCAATCTGTTGGTATATCTTTGTTAAGTTAAAAACTGATTGCTTTGATTCATCTCTAAACGCATGCGACTCAGTTCTAGGGAACTGTCTATAAAATTCATTCAACGCATCAGAATCACCCTTCAATGCAGCAACCTCATTATTCCACCAAGTAATTACGCCTTGCGTTATCATCTCTCCATCAATACCTTTTATTGGTTTATCAGGATCTTCAAATACAGGCCATCCAAACTCGTCAATATATCCCTCAATATTCCACTCCATTGGAATGAATAATGAATAAAGACCACTTTTGGTTTGACCATTGGCAGATCTTGTTCTTGGATTACTATCGTTATATAATTTCTTGAAATTCTCACCACCCTTGCTCAATGCATTTGATGTAGAACCCATCATACATTTACCAACAATCTTACTACCTAGTCTCAAACAAGTCTTTGTTACACGCCAATTGTTTAATATGTTTTCAGGTTTCTCCCATTTTCCACTCTCATCATGCACAAGAAGTAGTAGCTTCTCACCATCATAGCTGTTGTCAGCTGTATTCTTCCAGTCAATTGTCGTATCAAGTCCATCAATCTCATCTTGATTTTCTTGATCCATGTTTTTCCTTGTGATCTTACTTGCCGGAACTCTAAATGCTAACTCAGTTTTTGGGTTATCCATACCATCCTGAATAGGCTTAAAGAAAAATGGATAGTTTCTTACAATGGGAACAACTTTATCTGTAAACATCTTCTTAGCATCACTACCAGTCTTTGACAGTATACCAATCCTTGAGTCTCTTACAATTGTACCAGTATTGCATATCTCAGAACTAGACATAAACGAGAAACCAGAACGTCTGTTCTTTAAATAGTCCATTCCAAAAGACCTAACATCAGCCTTGCATGCCTCCCAATAAATATAGAATATCCTATTCGACTCCCTAAAGTCAGGCAGACCAATGTCAATTTTTGTCCATTGTAAATACATGTAATGTGTGCCTGTCATATAGGTTGGCTTACCGTTATTTATAAACCAATGCCCATTCTCTCTTTTGTCAAACTCGCTTTCAATCAAGTCAACGTACTTTGACTTAAAAGCATTATCTCTTCTGTTCCAATCAAATATTGTCTTGATTTTTTGTAGCTCAGATGGATATTCTTGTGCTACCCATTTATTACCGTAATCGGTAACTTTTTCAGGTATTGATGGTAGTGCTACCTTAACACTATTAATCTCATATATCTCACCAATTGTACCATCCTTTGATATAACAACAACATCATAATCTTTATTATAACCATACTCCCAAGACTTATATCTATTTTTGGTTGTAATTACATTTTTTGTAATGTAATCATCAAGTATGATATATAAATTATTTTCCATTCTTGGTTTTTGCTCTACCTTCTGCGAATCCACCATTTCCTACGTTTATCGTAGCGATTTGTGAATCGCTACTTTTATTCTCCTCCTCCTCAATCTTCTGTAACATATTCAACGCATCCTCAAATGCCAACCTTTTAGCCGATGCAGCATTCTTTAATTTATCTGCCGATATATCATCTTCAGATCGAGTTATAATTGGTTCTTTCAATACCTTTATCAACTCATCAATAGCAACCTTAGCTGCCTCTAATATCTCTACTTTTTTAGACATATATTCCGATTATACATTCTATAAAGAACTTCATTATTTATCCTAAATTCATATTCACTATCTGGAGTGAATGATACTATGTCACCAACTTCAAATTCCGATACATCGTCATTCTTAAATACAACCTCACCCCACAACTCTTCAAAAGTTCCTAATGAATTAAATATCTTATCCTCAGATGGTATAGGCCTAATAAAAACAAATGGAGATGGTGCGCTCCAAGAATCTTTATCCTTGGAATACAAATACACCTGCTCAGGCTCAACAATAAATAAGTCATCTTTTAAATGATGCCAACTACTCTTTTGCCTACCTCTCATGTCATAGTAAAACTTAAAGACATTATGGTGTACAACCACAATATCGCCAGTGGTTATAGGCCCATCATAATAAATTGGAACAGATATTACCTCAGCAAATCTATTTGAAACTGTGTGATCTTCTTGAGAGGTACTTACAATGAACTCTTTGTCTCCGTAAGTTCTTATGTTGTCATACCTCCTACCATCAACAGCTTTGATGATAAAACAGTATGGTGCTTTCATTAAAAATTTATATTATATTCAATTGATACAGGAACAGTGTTCGAAAACTCCTTCCATAAAACAATCTCGCCTTCCTTAAT